TCGACTCCTTATGTCGTTGCAACCGTAACTGTACCCAAATTCACTGTCAGAACCAAGTTGTTTGGTGTCAGATCAGCATCAAAAAATCGAGAGCCCCCAACAGGAGCCCAACCCCACTGGAATATGCGACTGCCGCCTGTCGGGGTACCATCGGCATCCGTAGCTGTCCCGGGGGTGTCCGTGATCTGCAACCCACTAAAACCACCCAACCGATACGTGATGTCAGGCCTTGGGTTGCGTACAGCCTGCGGGTCTTCCACCGGGTACATGCCCAACTGCAACTGCGGCTGATCTGGGTCCCAGCAGGCTGCGCACACCAACATGTTCACGTTCTTCGTCTTGAGCGTGTAGGTCTTCAGTTCTTTGAGCTTGAACCGAAAGTTGCAGCGATCACACTGGGCAATCGCATATTTGCCAGACGAAAAACGATTGGGCATTAGAAGGCTCCGGCAATGTACTGCCTGCGCGGCACGAACCGCACAGCCGCCTTCTCATGGTCCTCCTGCGAGGCCAACTCCCAAGCCTCGTCATACTGCTGTTTGAGCACCGGCAGCCGCTCCATCGCCCCGGGCACCTTAAGCGCCATATAGTAGGCAAGCCCAGCGGTCATGCAGGGGATAAAGCGGAAGGGCACATCCATGACGTTTACGCCGCCCCCGGCGTCCTGCACCCGACGCATACGCCAGTAGACAAACTGATAGAACGGCGTGCCCACAACCCCTTGATCCGGCGTTGGCCAGACGGTTACCCGGGGGATGTTGTTGACGTACACCGCAGTGCCGACGGAAGGGGTGATCTGGCTGGTGCCATTCTGGGCCCGAAACACGCCACCAATCTGAGTGCTATTGTTGACCCAGCCGTAGTAGATGGTCTCAGCGCCAATGTTCAGGTACCCCGTGGTGGGCAACCCTGCGGTCGAGGAAAGGGTTATTGTTTGCGCCCCGGTATCAGCACTCTGATATGTGTATCCGGTAGGAGACACTTGGCCGTCCAACCGCTGAATCCAAACCTGAATTGGGCGAGCTTGCGTCAGCTTGTTGGGGATTGTCGCGTAGGTAGAAACACTAATACGCGTGATGGTCAGGTCGGCTTGATTAGACTGCTGGTTGGGCTGGGTGCGGATGACATGCTCCAGCAGGTCCACGGTGTCGTTGGGTAGCGTGTAGGTGTTCAGACCCTGAATGAGTGGGATGGTGCCCTGCTCAAACGTCCACATGTTGACGCCCCGGTTGGCCCAGTCAGCGAACATCAGGTTGAGGGACCGCCGCGCCGTCTTCAGATCGTAGCCCGTGCGCATCTCCGAGCCCACGCGCTCAAACGCCTCCTCAACGATCTCAGTCAGATCGAGGTTAAAACTTGCTGCGCCGGATGTGGTGGCCATGTCAATCCTTCTTTGCCGTCACAACGTCGTCGCCCTTACGGACGGTTACCTTGTCGCCCTCTACGTCAACACGCATCGGCAACTCTTGCTTGTCCAGCTTGTCCAGCTTTTCAATCAAAGTCTGAATGACTTTGAACTCAGGCTTTTCCTGCTTTTCAGCCGTGCCAGCGATGCCGTTCATCATGTTAATCAGGGCAACCAAAGCCCCGCCTATCATCGTCATCACTGCCGTAATTGCAGCTTCAGAGAGGAAGTAGGAGGACCCCACACCGATCAACACGATCAGCGTGATGTAAAACAGACCAAACCTGCCGATGGACTTGCCAGCGACTTCTTTGGCTGTCTCAACAGGTTGGGCCTGCTCGTTCATTTACTTCATCTTTTTGAGAGTCTGTGCCAGTCTGGCCCGCTGCCCCATCTTGCCCGGTTTCTTGGCTGCTGCGGCCAGCTTTTTGGCGGGAATAGGCTTCCCTTCTTTCACACCAAGCGCGGAGCGCAGAGCCCCGGGCTTCTTGATTGCGGACTGAATCCATTTGGTGCTGCCACCCTTTTTCATGCCCTCTACGCCACGGCCCTTGAGCACATCCGCTTGCGTGACTTTGCCGTCACCCGTCAAATCTGGAAATTTGCTTGTCATTACCTGTACCTTGCCGTCTTTGCCGCCACCTTGGGTGGCTGTTTCACGAATTGCTTTCCGGCGGCTTTGCCTTTTCTTTTAGCACGCGTTGTCGCAGCGTACTCAGCAGGGCTGAGAGCCTTGATCGCAGACTCTGGAAGATACCGTTCACCCGTGTCAGAAGAGCGTTTACCACTTTTAGTCCTCCACTTTTGAGCGGTCCAATCCTTGAGCGACTGCTGCGGGGCTTTCACTTGTACCCACCGCCACGGGCTTTGTACTGCTTGGCCAAAAGCTGTGCCTTGCGGGCCGACCACTGACCTGCTGCCGTGCCTTGCACCGCCCGAGACTTGATCGACTCAAACAGCGACTTGCGCATACCCGGCTTGGTGTAGACGCCAGCCTCGTTGACCTTGGACTTGACCTTGCCACCCTCGGCGTACTGAGTGAAGTCCGTGTCATCACGGCGGGCCTTACGCACGCCGCCGGGCATCTTTGAGGGCATGATGGCCCCCATCCCGCGACTGGGTCTCATATCAGCAAGCTTTGCCGCCGTACTTCATGCCCAGAGGCTTGGAGCCGGACATCTTGACCATCGTGCCTTTGGTCTTGCCTTTGGTAGCCAGACCGTCGCGGCTGGGAGCAGCGGTGCGCACAGCGCCCATCTTTGCCTTGGTGATACCACCGTTGGCCATCTTCTTCATGCCTTTCATCTCGGACTCCTCGTGTTTGATCATGGACTTGGGAGCGCCTTTCTTTTTCATGAAGGACACTTCCTTTTTCATCATCTCTTTCGACTCTTTCATGTCACCACCTCTTGCAAAAAGCTCTTGCTTACCCTGATTGGTCTTGGGCCTGTTTATGGCCTGTGCGTCAGCACGGCTACCAGACCCGAACCGCCTTCCCTTGTCTGCCTTCATGAACTCTTGACCAACAGATTGCGGGATTCCTACACGCTTGGCAGCGGCGGGGTCGTTAGCCACCATCGCCATCAAGTTATGTTGCGCCTTACTTTTGCTCGGCATGTCAGACCTTGATGATCCAGCCTTTACCAACCACAAAGCCAACCGCCAACATACCGATCCAAATCAGCACTTTTTCAACAACAGTTTTGCCAACCCGCTTGTAAAACTCTCCAGAAAGTTCTTCAAGCGCAAGCTTTGCCGCTTCTTTGGCGATCAACCGTTCACGATCAGTGAGTTCAATTTCAGACATTTCAGCAATTCCACGCCCTCAGGCTCTTGTTGATACGACTGTTCGGGTCTTTCTTGGCTTTCTCGCCGGTCAGCTTGGCCTTCATGCCTTTCATCCGGGCACAAAAAGAGTCGCGGCGTGAGCCGCCCTCGGGCTGCGGAGGTTTGAGCCCCGGCTTGCCCGGGTTGGCCTTGTTGTAGGAGGCTCGCCCTTTGGCGTTGAGTCCGCCCTTGGGGTTTTTGCCTTCCTTGCGCTGCCATGCTGGGGTCTTAGCCATTTACGACCTTCAGTTTGTTCTTGCGGACTTCCTCCAGCAGAGGCACCACCACTTCCTGTTTGAAGTCGTTGGTAAATTCCTCCGTGCCGACATGCGGCAGGCTGATATCCACATCAATCCACACTTTGAACCCCTCGGCACGGGCCTTGTCGCAGAACGAGTAATCCTCGCCCACAAACTTGCCGTCCCGAAGCGTGAACTCAAACACGTTGGCAACCTGCCCAACGCCGTCTTGGCCCAGATACCGCTCAGCTTTCTCGGCCAGACGCTCAACCACGTTGCGGCGGACCAACATAAACCCAGTGCCCACACGCTGAATACGCATCAAGGAGCCGTCAAACTCCAAGTCGCCGTTCTCGTCAAAGTGCAAGTCCATGAAGAACATCTTGTCCTTGCGACGGCGGGGGTACGCCCCAGCGGTGATGTCCTTGTCCCCGCTCTGCGCCAACAAGCGCAAGATTTGGTCAGGTTCGGCAATGACATCGGCGTCAATGAAGAGCAGATCGGTGCAGTCAGACTTCAAAAACTCATCGACCAGCATGTTGCGGGCCATCGTGATGATCGAGCAGCCAGAGACATGCCCCAGCTTGACCGACACCCCCACCCGCAAAGCCATCGGCATCAGTTGGGCAATCGTATAAGCGAGCTTGATGTGCACCTTCCCGTCATAGGCCGGAATGGCTATGAAGAGCTTGCGCCCACTGAGGTCGATGGACTTTGTTTCAGCCATAAAACACTGTTGCGGTCACGTTCGTCACCAGACCCACAAAGATGCCGTCCTCGGCCAAAATGCCTTCACCCGGGATGATCACGTTAAACGCGGTCGGGTTGTAGGAATCGGCCTCCAGAAGCAGGTCAGCATACATAGATACCGCAGGAGAACCCGTGATAGTGCCTGTTGCCGAGTCTGTTACTGTGAAAGTGTTGGCGTCCGACACCGTGACTGCATAGACGTTGTCTGTTGCAGTGCCGCCCGTGCCAGCGGAAAAGTCCAACCAGACACGATCCCCAGTGGCCAATCCGTGGTCGC